GGGTGGAACGTTGCGGAACGTTGCGAAACGGTTTGACGTCTCTTACTCGTCTGTTGGCCGCCACAAGCGAAACGGCCATATCGCGGAGCAAATCGCAAAAGTCGCCAAGAAGAAGGAGATAAAGCAGGCCAAAGAGGTACAGGCGGCAATCCTCGCACAGGAGGCGCAGGAGGTCGCAGACGCCCAGACTATCCTCGATGAGGTCTCCCGGCTCAAGGGCCGGGCGCTGACCATTCTCGACCAGGCGGAGACCGAGGGCACTCGGGAGGCGTGTATGGCGCTCCGAGAGGTGCGAGGCATTGTCGAACTCCTCGCCAAGGTGCGGGGCGAACTGAAGGGCGACGGACCGACCATCAACATCATCCAGAACCCGCAGTTCGTCGAGTTCAAATCGGTCGTCCTGGAGGTGATGTGCGATGAGTGCCGCGAGAGGCTCACCCGAGAGCTCCATCGCATCGTTGGCAAGTAGCCTCCTCTGCGACCTCGACCCTGATTACGCCCGGGAGAACCTCTGGGACCGACTCGGTCTCCGGCCGCAGCCCGGGCCACAGGAAGCGTTCCTCCGGTCTGAGGCCGACATTACGATCTACGGCGGCGCGGCCGGCGGTGGGAAATCCTTCGGCCTCCTCCTCGCCCCGCTCCAGTGGTCGCACGTCCCCGGGTTCGGAGCGGTCATCTTCCGCCGGACCACCGTGCAGGTTCGGGCCGAAGGCGGCCTCTGGGACGACAGTGCCGAGATCTATCCCGCGCTTGGCGCCACACCCCGGGAGCAGCAACTCGAATGGCGGTTCCCCTCCGGTGCCAGCGTCTCGTTCGCCCACATGGAGTACGAGCGCAACCGCCTCGATTGGCAGGGTTCGCAGATCTGCCTGATAGGGTTCGACGAGCTCACGCATTTCACCTGGCGGCAGTTCTCCTACATGTTCAGCCGGAACCGGAGCACCTGCGGCGTCAGGCCCCGGATCATGGCGACGACCAACCCCGACGCCGACAGCTGGGTCGCCGAGTTTATCGAGTGGTGGATCGATCAGGAGACCGGCTACCCGATCCCCGAGCGCGCCGGCATCCTCCGCTGGTTCGTGCAGCTCGGTGACGACCTTGTCTGGGGAGACACCCGCGAGGATCTCCTAGAGCGCTATCCCGACCTCATCCCGATGTCGGTCACGTTCATCCCAGCCCGCCTCGAAGACAACCCCGCGCTGACGAGCAAAGACCCGGCATACCAGGGCAAGCTCATGGCGCTGGACCGCGTCGAGCGGGAGCGGCTGCTCAACGGCAACTGGAAGATCCGACCGATTGCCGGCATGTTCTTCCGACGCGAATGGTTCCCCATCGTCGACCAGGCGCCCGCCTGTGACCTCACCGTCCGGTTCTGGGACTTCGCCGGATCCAAGCCGACGCCGCGGAACAAAGACCCCGACTGGACCGTCGGCCTGCTCCTCGGATACAAACCACCGACGTTCTACGTCATCGACGTGGTCAGGATGCAGGACAGCCCTGGCGCCGTCGAAGAGCGTCTTCTCCGCACCGCCGAACTCGATGGGCGAGGGGTACCGATCTTCGCCGAGCAGGAGCCCGGGTCCTCGTCGCTCTACCTCATCAACTCCCTCGTCGACAAACTGCCCGGTTACATCGTCACCGGCATCCCGAGCACCGGGAGCAAGCAGACCCGGGCGAAGCCGGTCTCCAGTGCCGCCGAGCACGGTAAGGTCATCCTGGTCCGGGGCGAGTGGAACCGAGCGTTCCTCCAGGAGTTGGAGTATTTCCCGGACGGCGCTCACGACGACCAGGTGGACGCCCTCTCCGGCGCCCACGCTGCCCTGGTGGAACTGTGGAAACTCCTGGCGGCAGGCGACGAGGGAGAGGTCGTGACGTATGGAGAAGAGGTTAATATCAGCCCGGTGTAACCATGGATCAGGAAGCGACAATGGAAAAGATACCCAAGTCAGCCGCCGAGCAATTCGAAGAACTTAAACTTGCATCTGAGGAACTATTCCTTGCGATATGCAAGGCGTTTTACATCGATCGTACATGTGATGTGCTAGAAGTGTATATCAGAAAGGTGAGGGTCAAAATATGCGGCCCCGATCGTAAGGTCCGGTGAGTATCAGCCCGGTGTAACTCCTACTATATAATACCTACGATTTTACAAATTTATAAATTCCTACATTTATAAGATGTTGTAGCCCCTAAATATACGTATAGCCAAATCGGAGGCTCACACATGTCTAGACTAGCAACATTCCTGATCGCGGTCGTCGACGCCATCCGCGCATTTTTCACCCGCGCATCGCCTCCCGATCCTCTCGCGCCCCCGAGCACCTCGCCCGGCGCCGCACCCGGGCCGCGTCCGATCTCTCCGGCCGTCCGCTCCTTTATCCTCGACGGCCACACCAAGGAGGTCCAGGCATCGCTTGTCGAGCAGATCGAGCAGTACGAGGCCGCCGGCGCAACCTCCTTCACCCTCCGGTATCCGGGCGGGTATTACGTGATCCGCGACGGGCAGGTCGTCGGGTCCGGGAGAGGCGAATGATTGAGGCACTCCCCCTCGATCTCCTCTACCCCGTCGCCGCGATCGCCGGGACCGCGATCCTCTCTGCCCTCGCCGGCCGGGCATGGGGTCGCCGGACCATCGCGGCCGCACACGCGACCCGTGCAGCCGTCGATGTCATCTGTGACGCGATCGAGGACGGCACCATCACCGAGGACGAGGTCCGGGCGATCGTCGCCGCCGGGAACAACTGGCTCGCGGTCGTGCAGGCGGAGCCCGAGGCATGAGCACAACCGCCGCCGAGGCGCTACCGGCAGCGCGCCGGATCTGTAATCCTGAGGCAGAGGGGTCGAGTCCCTCCGGCGGCTTTTCGGAGGGCCGGGTATGAGCAGCACTACCCCCCCACAAGACCTGCAGCAGTTCGCCGAGCAGGTCGTCGCGGTCCTCGACCACTACGAACTCCTGATCGAGCGGCTCGCCGTCCTGGAAGATCAGCTCAGTGAGCAGGGGTGGCAGCGGCTCGGCGGCAGCGACCACGACTTCTCCCGCGAGGGGCTCCGGGCTCTCTCGAAGATGGTCCGGCTCCGGTGGCTCAAGAACCCGCTGATCAAGCGGGCAGTCGCCGTCCAGTGTCTCTACGTTTGGGGGCAGGGCGTCACGCTGCGGGCCGTGCACCCGACCGTCGACGCCGTCGTGCAGAAGGTCCTCACCGACCCGACCAACCGCACCGTGCTCGGCGACGTCGAGGCCCTGATGCGGCTGGAGACTGAGCTGCAACTCTTCGGCAACCTGTTCTTTGCACTCTTCACGAACCCGAGCACCGGGCACCTCAAGATCCGGACCGTCCCGTTCGACGAGATCGCCGCGATCATCTCGAACCCCGAGGACGCCCAGGACCCGTGGTATTATCTCCGGGTCTGGACCTCGACGACCTACAACCCCACGACCGGTGTGAGTGAAGTCAAGCAGCACAAAGCCTATTACCCTGACTGGCGGTACAACCCGGCCGGCGGGCACCCGTCGCACATTGCCGGTATCCCCGTCAAGGACGCCGCGATCTACCACGTCAGCGTCAACCACCTCAACGATATGCAGTTCGGAGTCAGCGAGGTCTACGCGGCCTGCGATTGGGCAAACGCTTACAAGGTGTTTTTGGAGAAATGGGTCACGATCACCGACGCCCTCTCGAAATTCGCGATGCAGCTCACCGGCGCGAACAAGAAGGCTGTGACAAGGGCCGTCTCCAAACTCCAAGAGATACTCCCGAGCCTGCAGCAGAACCTCGCCGAGGCCCGGGCACAGAGCGGCGGGCAGGTCGGGGGCATCCTGGCCACGACCCCCGGTACGAAACTGGAACCGATCAAAACGAGTGGTATCACCACGAGCATGGACGACGCCCGCCGGCTCATGCTGATGGTCTGCTCGGCGACCGGCATCAACGAGCCCTACCTCACCGGGGATCCGAGCACCGGCAACCTCGCCACGGCCAAATCGATGGAGCGCCCGATGGAGCTCCAGTTCACCGCCCGGCAATCCCTCTGGCGGTCCGTCCTCGGCAACCTCCTCGGCTATGTCATCGACATGGCGGCGATGGCTCCGTCCGGGCCGCTCAGCGCGGGCGCAACCGTGGAGATCGACGATGACGGCGACCGCATCGTGACGCTCGGCATCGATCCGGAGACGGGGGAGCCGATGAACCGGGCGGTCGAGGTCAAATTCCCGCCGATCCTCAAACACGATCTCCTGGAGCAGATCGACGCCATCGTCCACGCCGGCACGCTCAAGGGCGCCGCGGCGGCAGGTACGATCCCGATCAAGCATCTGACTCGGATGCTCCTCGACGTCCTCGGGGAAGAGCACGCCGCCGACCTCGTCGAGGAGTGGTTCCCTGAGGGGGTGGAGCAGCCGGAGGATAGCGAAGCGGCGCTCGCGACGGCGATCGGGAAACTGGAGGCATATCTCCGGGAGGTGCCGGCATGACCTCGCTCCGCGACCTCCTCGAAAACATCGCCACCCTGACGAAGATCTGGAAGCGAGACCGGGCACTCAAACCTATCGAGACAAAACTCGCCCGGCAGATGGCGAAGGCGTTCCGGGCGCACCGGGCCGTCTTCATGCGCGAGTTTGAGCGGGTCGGCCCGAGGATCCTCGGCGAGGCCTCCGCCCCCCCTGCGATCGAGGGGGCACTCGAAGCAGCCTACCAGGCGACACTCGATCTCTTCACCGGCCCGATCGAGGAGGCGGCCGGAGCAGCTATCGCCGCCGCCGCCCGGCACCGGGTCGCGGAGTTCGGCGTCGACTACTCGTTCGACCTCAAAAACCCCCGGGCGGTCGCCGCCATCAAGGACCGGGCGGCCGCAGCGGTCAAGGTGATCGACGCGACCACCCGCGAGGAGATCGCCCGGATCGTCACGCAGGGGATGGAGGACGGCTACAACTACCAGCAGGTCGCCCGGCAGATCGTCGCAAAGTACGAAGAGTTTGGCGTCGGTAAACCGCAGGCGCACATCCGCAACCGGGCGGAGCTGATCGCGGTCACGGAAGCCGCGGAGGCATACGAGACTGGCAACCGGCTCGTCATCGACGAGATGGCGGCGGTCGGGCTGGAGATGGAGATGCACTGGTCGACTGTCGGCGATGAGAAGGTCTCCGACGGCTGCCGGCAGAACGCGGCCGTCGGCTGGATCCCGGTTGACCAGATGTTCCCGTCCGGCCACCAGCACGCGCCCCGGTTCCCCGGGTGCCGGTGCGCTATCCTGTACCGCAGGAGACCGACAGCATGACAGGAGGGATGGAGAGTGTGACAGGAGAATTACGCGAGTTCAGCGGGGCAATTGTCCCGCTCATCGAAGCAAAGGCAGATGCGAACGGCACGATCCCCATCAAGATCATCGATGCCGGGTGGGGCTCGTCGGGCTACTACTCCCGCGAGGTCCTGCAGCAGGCGGCTAACGCCCGGGTCTACGCGGCCGGGCTCCAGATGTACTGGAACCACCCGAGCAAGACCGACGAGAAAGAGCGCCCCGAACGCGACCTCCGCGACCTCGCGGGCGTCCTGACCGAAGACGCCCGGTGGGAT